GCGAAATATTGTACCGCCTTTCCATTCGCTAAGTACCTTAAGCAGGACGATTTGCCACCACGTCCTGAGAACTTATCTACTTGGATTGTTTTTCGAGGTCCTATCCATAAAATGGTTAGGGCCCGTCTTGTTAGTGTGAATCCTAAGTGCTCTAAATTCTTCTTTGGCCTCTTACAAGGGGTTAAGAGAGGATGCAACGTTGTTCCTCGTTACTTTATTAATAAAGCGATTGAGAAGCACGTTAAGACTCTTACTACACCTACAAAATCAATCCTTAATCCTTTCCTCTACGGCGAGTTTACCTCTTTAACTCGTAGGATTGTCCGTGGTTTTGATATGTCTATGAAACAGATATTAAAAATCACAGAGCCCTCCAAATCCTCTACATATCAATATATGAGGCATATGGGTGGACAGGACACTGCCGTCCGTGAGGCATTTGGTATTCCAAGTTCTATCGATGAGTTAACAGCAGATCCATCAGAAGCGGGAGCTATCGCTCTCTCAACTTTACAATTCTTCGATCAACTATATTCTATGGTTGATACGGAGTCCGGTATAGGAGAGCTCCGTGGCCATTCGGTCACGAAGGAAGATAAGCTCCTTCTCTTACGTAAAGAACATCAATCTCTATGTATTGAGAAAGATGGGCTTCTAACTTGTCGTATTGTGGCTCTATCTGAGCCCCTTAAAGTACGAATCATCTCCGCGGGAGATGGTGTTCCATATTATTTATCAAAGCCTTTTCAAAGAGCCTTGTTCAATCATATCCAACCTAAGCCTCAGTTTAAACTGATAGGTGAACCTCTCCAAATTCCTCATTTACTTGGAATTATGGACCGGGAAGCAGAACTTCGTAAATATGTTCAAAACTTAAATACGGATGTTCCATTTCCTGATACCTTTTGGGTATCGGGGGATTATTCTGCTGCCACTGATAATTTGAAAATTGAGTATACACTACAAGCCTTCGATGTTGTTGCCAAAGAGATGCTAGACACCTCTATGCGTAACAGCAACTCAGATCTTGGAAATGTATCTATCTACTTAGATGTCGTTCGTAAGTTGCTCGAACCACATGGTATGTTGTACAAGAATACGCCGCATCTTATTTCTTTTTTAATAAAAGCACGTATCCCTTTTACCGTGGATCCGTCGTATGTTTGTGTTCTACAGGAAACGGGTCAGTTGATGGGTTCTCCCATTTCCTTCCCCTTTCTCTGTATCATCAACATCGTCTGTTACTGGTCATCGCTTAATACCTACTATGGACGCACCATACCTCTCCGTTTACTCCCTGTTCTTGTCAATGGTGATGATATTCTCTTTCGTTCCAATCCTGCTCATTATGCAATATGGAAGGAAATGATATCTGAGGTCGGTTTTACTCTTTCCTTAGGAAAGAATTATACCCACCCCACTCTTTTGACAGTGAATTCCGAATTATATGAATTCAATCCATCTAAGAATGGTTTACCTGAGTTCCGCAAGCACGATTATTTTAACATCGGTTTGCTAATATCTCAATCTAAAGGTCGCCTCGCTGACCCTTACCGTAAACTATCCCTAGTTCAGTTATACCGTTCGTCCGTCGGATGTGCACACGATAAGGCTCGTGCACACCGTAGATTCATTCATTACAACAAGTGTATTATAAATCAAATGACTGATCGTGGTAAGTATAACCTATTCATCCCTGTTCACTTAGGAGGCCTTGGCTTTCCTTTGTATAAGGAAGTAAAACCTTTGGTTCAGTTCACACATTTCCAGAGACGTTTTGCCTCATTTCTTATAATGAGGACTGAAGAACAGATGGCACTTGGTAAGTATCCTAAAAAATACTTTTGTGCCCTTGTTACAGATAATACCCCTATAAAATCCTTAATTAGGAGGTCGGGGTTCCCTGAAATGAGATTGGGACCTGTTACTCCCTCTTCCGGTTGGAAATTATTCCTTCCTAAAGATCCGGTAACAATGCTCCCATTATCTGCTGCTCAATCGGTGGTTATGCAGCCCGAGATGGAATACCGTCTCCCTGCCAAATCGATTCTCCGTGACTTCAACCGAAACGTTATAGCTCTAAAAGATGACCTTAATAGTGCACTATCCTATTCAATGCGTTGTCTATCAGATTTGGAGCTTCTGGATATGGAGCATTCTTTTATACATGTTCGTGACCACACTTGGTGTCCTAGTGGTCCTGACATCCCTTCTCTATTGGCCTAATCGCCAGGGGTCCAATCTTTAATTACCTAAAACGTTGATTTACGTGCTAAGTGTTTTGCAAACACGGAATGCCTACAGACTACACAGGTAAACCTTAGTTAGATTGGATGTATAGTCGCTGACTGTGCAGGAATCCCGTACACACAGTACCCTAATATGTCTAATGAAATCGTCACTTATCGACCCGCAGGTCGTAGAAACAATACCGCTCTCCAACTTATTGGGGGCGCAGCAAGAGCTGTTGGTCCCTCCGTTGTTCGTTCTATTACTAATAACGTCCTTAACCGCGTTGCTTCGTCATTACCCACTCCTGAAGGAGTGGGCCGTATGGCTGGCGACGCATATAACGGATTTTATAGTAAAAAGTCAGGAGGTGGGTCTCTCCGTGGAGGAGGCGGAGGTATCTCCGCACCTAACCACGGTGATATCTCCTATGCTCCAGTTACGATCGGAACGCGCTCTGTCACCAGACGCGCTAAGATCTCAACTGGAAAAGGTCGTGGGAAAGCTACCACTATCACCCACAGGGAACTCATTAAAGAGTCCTTAGTGGGTAGTATGGCTTATGTTACCCAAGTCACCCTTCCTCTCAATCCTGGTATGCCCTCTACGTTTCCTTGGCTATCTACACAAGCTTCTCAATATGAGGAGTACCGTTTTCGTAAACTCGAATTTGAGTATGTCCCTATCGTATCCACCGCCACTCAAGGCGATATTATGTTAGTTCCGGACTATGACTCTTCTAATCCTCCTCCAGTGGGTGAAACTCAAGCAATGGATCATTACGGTTCCGTAATGAACAGTTGTTGGAGACCTACAAACATTAAGCTTTCAATCGCTGATATGTTTGCCCTTGGATCTAGGAAATATGTCCGTTCATCTAGTATGTTCGGAGATATCAAGACTTTCGATTGCGGTAATCTATTTGTAGGTACCGATAATCAAGCTGCAGATGGAACAAAGATTGGAAAACTCTTTGTCTCCTATACAGTCGATCTGTACACCCCGTCAAATGGTCCCGCCGCCTACACAACCGCTGGTGGCACTAGCGCATTTGGAAATCCTTCTATTCAGACTCTCACCACAGGTAATCCTCTCACATTTAACTTCTCATCAACTTGGTGCAATGCACTTGGTTGTAAAGCTAAATGGGGAACTGGTACCTATGCTGACTCTGGTATAGATCTCCCTGCTGGCTTCTATAAACTTGAATATTCTACTCAAGTTCAAGACTCTGTCTCTGAAGCTTTTACCGGTCAGGCTTATCTCTCTTTTGGAGGTGTAGCCATTAATACCGGTAGTGTTGCAAATTCCAAAGAAGCTGGTGTCGCCAACAACATGATGGTGCTGTCTGGTGTTGCGTTCTTATCTGTTCCACCCTCAGGTGCGTCGCTAACCAATTTAAATTTGGTTGTTACCGCCATTGGTGCATCAGGTGTTCTCACTATCCAGGCTAATAATTCCTATTTGACAATTCAACTGGCATAATTAATATTGCTCGACCAGGCCAAGTCGTTAAACTCGCCCTCGGCAATGTTCGTCAGCATTGTCCAGATAAGAGGTTATCCTCACCAAAATATAAGTACAAAAATAGTTCTTCTAGGGTACATCAGGTATTCCACATACCTCCCCGTTTGGTTCTATCTTGGATATTTGTGGCCTTTCGGCCACGGCCCCTCTCAGGGTCCCGGTTACTCACATGTGTGTAACTACGCTATATTCTCTATAGACTCCCCTCTCGGGAATTGATGTCCTCTAACGGTTCGAGACCGCCCATCAAGCATGGCCCAACATGGCCTTTGTGTTCACGAATTCAGAATTTGTGATGCAATTAACTTGGAC